GCCAAGTTGTGCTATTCAGATAAATTCTTTATGAATTCATGTAAATAATAGTGCACATTCTCGATATCTCCGTTAGGAGTGCAATCATGAACTAGGTGATCCTCGTAGCTCGGGTCGTCGCAACCCCTGGAGAAGGGAGTTGGTCTGTAGCCCGGGCGTAAAGGAACCATATGATGTTCATAGTTGCGGTCGCTACCAAACAAGGTAGCGGCTCGAGTATAGAGACGGATTTTCCTGGTTGTTACCCACCCGCGTATAATATCGCTGTCGACGCTTTGCAGCTTCGATAGACGGTAGTGCGCACATGCTGACGGAAAAACATAGTCAGCATGGAACCTCTCTTCATTTCGAAGAGAAACAGTGGAATAACTCCAGATATATCCTATATCCCACCCAGAGCGTCGCATCTCTCGACTCCGATTAAGCTCAAAGTAGCCAATTAAATGGCCATCTCCAAGCCCGTCGGGGCCAGTTAACACTTCGCCCTGGATAAACGTCATAACAATTTCCGCGAGCTCAAACTCAAAAGAGCGAACGAAGAAGTTATGACAGGAATATAAGACCCGGTCACTTATCCTTTCCTTAAGATAAAATGGCCGAATGTCTCTGCCACCTAAGTAGTCAGCGCCACACGACTCGCGAAAAGGACCTGAAGCAAACGACTTGTCCGTATTAACGGAAAAGCCGCAAAACTCCAGGATCTCTTGCAAGAGCGGATAGGCCTCACGGTGACATATAATATCATCACCGTAAACGCTAACTTCCCGTACGGGAAGGTCAAGATGTTGATGAACGGCGTACGCCAACGAAAAGAAAATAAGCGACTCAAGCTCGAAGGTATAGGCATTGCCCATACTGGAAAACTTTTGAAGCTTAATAATCTTGTCGCGGTATACAACCTCCGGCGACCGACAGGCTTCCAATAAGGAAAACCAATCGGGAGGCAAAAGGTTGCTCACAACACAGTAACTTATAGTGTCGCTCGCAGAAGAAAGGTCGATGGTACATAAAGTATCATCAAGACTCCCTTTGCAAGCTAACTGTTGGTTCCTGGTCTGATCCCTAAGGTCGACTCCAAATTTAAACAACCGATCACGTATATAAGACCCAATTCCTTTCTGGACGAATCCGTTCAGGATGGGCTCTATAACGATGGTACGGTATGTCTTTGAAGT